ATCAGGACTTGGTTGTGGCTCTGGTGGTTTAACATCAGCAGGGTCTCCAATAAACTGAGCCGCGTTTCTATAACCTGCATTCTTAATAAACTCAGTGGCTAACTTATGTACATGCTGTGGTTGTATCAGATAACCAAACTGTGTATTACCAATACCAGTGAGCATTGTAGATATATTGTTCAAGTGCATTAACTGCTGATCTTTATTCTGATTACCTAGACCTACAGTTACTGCCATATCATAACGATCTTTCCAATCATAAGGAGCGACAGGCGTGTAGCGACCACGTAGCTTAACAATATCTACTTCAGAGCTATTAGTACGAGCTAAACGATATAGCTGTAGGAAGAGTTCTTTAACACCTGTCTCTGCAAAGATACGAGCGATAAGTTGTATCTTTTCCTGTGCCGCTGTCATTACTTGGTTAACAGCAGTTGCCGCTGTGTTAGACGTAAGAGCAGAAGCATCTAACCCCTGTGTCATTCTAGATACGCCCGCACGATCCTCTCGTTCCTTTTCTAGCTCGTTTAGGAAGGGAAAGGTAGCCTGACCTAGCTGTGGCACTGGAAGCTGTCTAACAGCACCCTGTACCTTCTCACGGACAATACCGCCAATGCGGTTATCGATAAGGTCTTGTAGGTTTACTTGGTTTTCTACTGCGGCATATCTACCTGCATTAGAAAGTGCTAGGTTATCAAGCGTGTGTCTCCACATCTTACTTCTGATTTCTTGAATGTCTTTTACAAGATCAGCAATACTAACACCAGTAAACTTGTGAGGCATCATAATAGGAGATAGATTGATAACAGGAATAGTACCTACTTCTTCTTTCTCAAGTACAGTGTTACCTACCATGTGTACTTCAAAGAGTTTCATCTTCTCGTCTTCTTCATCAAAAGCTTTAACCCAAGCCTTGACATATTCAACCATTGTGTTATTGCCGAAGTCAGCAGTTTCATCTACATCACCAAATCTAGAATCTTCTACTTGGTTCTTAATTAGACTTGATCCGTGTCCTTCTGAGATATCCTCACGGTTAAAGCCGTAGTCGATGAGTGATCCAATACTAACGTCTTGCACCCTTGCAACAAAGTCTGAATCTTGGATACTCTTGCTTCTCGCCTTAATCCTAAACTCAGAGGATGGGATGTTGTCAACGACTGGACGACCGCGATAGTTGTCACGGCGAACAGTAACATCATAGAGATTCGGGTCTTCTTCATTAACTTCCTTGTTGACAATTTCTAAACTCTCATCTTCTACTAATGCATCTACTTCAATCTCTTCAATGGCTACAAAGTTCTCAATATCACATAGCTCATCTTGTGCCCAACTTACTTCTACTAATCCGTTCTTCATTAGCAGAGCATCTTTGAACCATGTATATAATACGTTAAAGCCATCACATCGTTTATCAAATACATAGTTTAAATAGTCTGTAGCCTGTTGTGCCGCTTTCTCATCCTCTGCACCTGTAGGCTCAAACTCGACAAAGGTATCACCTGAAGCGAATATCTTCATCAAGGAAGGCATGATACCCTCGATAGTTTTCAATGTATCTCTCGTGACAACAGAAGAGAATCCTTCTTCCTCATCTCCGAAGGGCTGACCATAGTAATAGTCAAGAGCCTCTGCCTGTTGATCCGCAAGGTCACCGTTAGACCATGAGTCAGCAGATGCTAGTTCTCTACCTACAATCTCTGATAGGTCTTCGTTTGTGATAGCTTTATCCATTTATACGTTACTCCAGTTTTTAATAGGGAGAGACTGATCACCATAATCAGCCCAGTTCTGAGTCTTACCTGCTACTGCGAACTGAGCGCACATTACTGCGTATCTAGTCGCACAAATAATATCATCTTTTATAGGTACAATCTTTCCGTCTTTTCTATGGTACGATCTAAACTCTTTAAACCATTCTTCTAAATGTCCAAACACTTTAAACGTACCTGTCTCCATACGCTGTAGCATTTCCATAATAGAAGGTTCTACAAAGTTGTTTCCTTTACCTGTGTCTCCAGAAGCTTTAGGGTTACGCGCCCAATCGTGCAACATGTTGACACCTTGATCTCGATACTGTGAAGCAAGGCTCACTCCGCTTCCCTTATCACTCTGTAAGCCATCTTTAGGCCAAGCCACTGGTATCCATTGGGGTCTCTGTTTAATCGCCGCAGAATGGATTATAGCAGTCTCCTGACGGCTTGCGTAGACATCGTAGACATAATAAGTGTCACTTTCCTCATCTATAGCTATCCAAGCTACAGCAGTGGGGTGATCATAACCAAAGTCTAACCCTGCAATTCTTTTCCAGTGATCTGGTATTTCAAACGGATCAACGATCAAGTTGTCCTCAGAGACAGGGAATACAAGACCAGAACCAAATACAGGGATACCTTGACTGCGTAGCTTCCGTTCATGCGGAGGATACTGTGCCAATAGCTGTTCTTTAGTGTCTTCGTCTAGGTGAGGAGCGTCATCCCACGTAGCTTGTATTAGTCTCTGTCCTGCTTTGATGTCATTCATGAATTGGTTTACAACAGGAGTCATACCGTCCTCTGGTGTAAACGTCATCATTACATATCCGTTAGTTGCTACGGTACGTGTAATACACTGCGTGTAGATGTTAGATGGTGGTTGCTCATCAAGCCAGATCCAATCAACTGGTCTGCCATAGAACTTCTCTTCACCCATCTCGTAAGACTTAAAGCCAATACGAGACCATCCATCAGGGTTACCGTTCTCGTCATGATGTTGAACCATGACACTATCATAGGTATTACCTGTAGCACCTCTACGTCTGGTCTTCTCTCCAATCATGGAAAGATTAACCATACCTGTACCCCATTCGCTTTCACTCTCAGCGAGACCAAACAGTTCTGTCTGTAGGATATCTCTGGTGGTATCATTAGATACACCTGCCGCCCAACAGTAGATAGGCTTATCAAATCTATTACCTTCCCACCAATCAGGATAGATACCTGTTAAGTGACACGCTGTAATATAAGCACCGCTAGTAGACTTACCAATCTGGTTAGCACACATTGCCAACACCTGATGAGCATCTGTAGTAGAGTTAGCTAAACCTTGTTGCCATTCGTATAAGTTGAAATGGTCTTTCTTGTTAAACTTAACTCTTTCTTTCTGCTCTCGTAATAACTCTAGTAGTCTCTTCTGTTGTTCTTTAGGAAGCTTTGCTATCTGCTCAGGCTCTAGATGCATTCTTCTTCACTGTCTTCTTAGGTGTATTAGCTCTTACTAATTCAGCTTCAGACAAAGTTAAAGCCGCTGTTAATCTTGAGATGAGTAGTCTTTGTTCTTCAACTTCCTGTTGTAAGTCATCGAAGTTAGGTCTGTTAAATGGTAGTTTCATGTTCTCGCCTTATGGTAGAGAGTTAAAGTTCTTCTGCTTCCACATCTATAGTGGGCTTACCTAAGATTGCTAGAAGCTCCTTCTGTAGTTCATCATCCTTTAAGTCCTTAGCTTCCTTGTCTGTTACAACCATCTCCATAGGCTTATCATAACCTGCTCTATAGAGAATGTCCTGCTGTGCCTTTAGCCTTATAGACTCTTGCTTTGCTGTCTGAGCTAATTCAATAATACCTGTTAACGCCATAGGGACATGAGCACCTATACGTTCTTTAACCATAGACTCAACAAGTCTCCAGTTGTCACGTAAGCGAGACATTGCTGTCCCTGCACTGTTCGGAGAATAACCTGCTTGAACCCACGACCCACGAGCATCTCCAGATTCTACGTACCTCGCGACAAACTGAAGGAACTGCTCATTGACATTGTACTCGTCAGGGTCACTCTTCTTTAAGAGCTTAACACGCTTACGCATATCTTTGTCTTGTTCTGTCATCTGTTACCTCTACCATCACTGTCGTTACATGCGCTATGTAGTCGCTACATGCACGACATGGTATATAATAATTATAGTCGATGTGAATAATCAATAAGGTTACTGAATGTAAACATCAGTTAATTGCCTCTTCACTTTGTTGTCTATATAGTATATTATAGCATACTTTGAAGTAAATGTCAATCATTATTTGTGAATAGCTACATGGAAGTTTCAAATCCTCGCCAGAGAGAGTAACCAACCTTCCCCCTAGATCGTCTGTGTAGCAATAAGGGGGTGGGGGTGTCTATGCCGATCTCTAACGTGACCAAAACAGCGTGACCAGTCACGACTATGCAGTCACCTATAAAGTTTGAATAATCCAGGTGTGTGTGCTAGTTGAACGTTGAATAGTCCACCAGTATATATAGATATATAAAACCTCTTAAGGTCATAACTTATTGTAATGGCTAGGCAAAACTTTATTACTATAAGTAATGTAAATAGTTATAACAATGTTATAAAAAAGCTTGACTCTATCGGCCAGTACTATAAGATAGGTAACAAGTCGAGAGGCAATCCCCTCTTTAACTAAATGAGAATCATTCTCAACTAAACTTAAGGTGAATATTATGAATACATTAAACATTAAAGACGCTCAGGCACTAGCAGTTGAATATGTAACGGCTCAGGGTATTAAAGATTCAGTAACAGATAGATTAATCTCAGCGTATACCGCTCACGTAGATGGCGATAAGAAAGCAACCAAATTCATTGTTACATTTTGGGGTTGTGTTGCTAGTCGAGACAAGAAAGCAACTGCTAGCCTACGCACAATGTTTAACAGAATCAGCAAGCGAATCAATAAAGAAAAAGGTATTAGCGAAAAAGCATGCACTGTTAAGAATGGCGAAATTGTTGAAGTAACTCCGAGAG